GTTCTACTGTGAGACCTGAGTATAAATTGAATTTGCCGTCTGTTGCATCCCTGAACATGCCGGCGTAAGAAGGAGTTGCGCCATAAACACCATACCAACCGATGTCAACGATATCTGTGGAGGTATTGTCTTTGGCGTACTTCATCATTGAATCGCCGATTGCGACAACCGTGCTATCGATCTCAGTAGTCGTTCCAGTTACTGTCAGATTTCCATTAACCGTGACCGTTGAACCGTCATCTGTGATAGTGGAATTGACAACATCCCCGCTCGCGTCTGCCTTGGGAATGTAGTTTGTCGTGAGTGCCGACCTGCCCCCTACTGCATCCATTGTAGCGCGACCCGCTGCCGCGTCTGCGTCGTCGATAAGACTGAGGCCGAAAGCTGTGACGTCAGAAGCCGCGAAAACATTCTCTCCGGTAGTGTAGAGCATCTTCCCTGTGGCTACTGGATCAAGAGCCGCGATCCCGTCGAGAGTATCATTAGAGAGCTGGGTGTTTGCCAGTAACCAACTCAACGCATCACTGACATAGTTGCCAGTAACTGTTGAGTTGTTGGTGACTTGCGATGCCGCATAGTCGGCTGTGGCAGGAATGACTATCCCATCCCGGCCGTTAAAACTTGTAACGTACCCGAGAGGATTAGTCACCTGACCTAAAGGATCAGGATCTGGTGTCTCCGTCTGTACGATGGGGACTTCAATGCTCAGTTCGATATATGCGACAACAGCCATGTTAAACCTCTATTCTTCGAGGAAGGGAACCAGGAGGCTGACAAGTGAACCATCAAGAGTATCATTCAGTTCGTCTAAGGTAACTGCGTGGAGGTCGATATCCACCTTCTCTTGCAAGAACATTGCAAACTCTTTCTCTTTCTCTTCCTCTGCTTTAATCATTTCTTTATTCTCATCCTGAAGAACTTCTACTTTAGAAGCAACCATCTCCCGGGTCTCGGCATCTGAAAACTGAAACTCACCTTTAGGTCCTGGATCAGGAGTTCCGGAGGCATTCATCAGGCAATGTTCGATGTTAAGATCGTAAACTGTCTTCCGGTATTCTTTGAACTCGTCGGTCGGCTTTCCAGCCTTCTTGTAATCTTCAACTTCCACGCTGAGAGTGCGAGTGTTTTTCGCAACCGCATACGCGAGCTTAACTCCGGTGAACTTTTTCAGGTTGGTCTCAAGACCGTGGTGCAGGGTTAGAAGCTCATTCCGTGACATGGTGGCTTTCATATGGATCTCCTTAGATCGTTTGGATTAACGTTTCGTACCGACCGAGCATTGCCGCGGCCTGCGACGAGTTATGACGATCGGCGTCCTCACTAATATAGCTCTGATACGCAACATAGCAAGTGATTAACTCCCGAGTTCTGTCAGGAAAGTTGATTGTGTCGCCGACAGCCGAGATGTCTGTGACGGTCGCGAAGGACAAGTCATCCTGGACCAGGAGATCGGGACGTCGTGCTTCAACCTCAAGAAGGCCATCGGAGAGGGTCGGGAAGAAGTCCGCGTCCGAAATACGAAAAGGTTCGATGTCGTCTTTGAGGAGAACTCGGACCCGATTGATTATGTCTTGTGCGGTCATTAACGTTTCTCCTTTAAGGTTTTCTTTATGTCTTCAATCCCTTTCAGGATGTGGATAAACCGTTCCTCGTGGACGTCTACCTTGGCTTTGACTTTAGAGACCTGTTCTCGGGCACCCGATGCTTGTGCTACAGAGAACATATCAAGGCAAATAAAAATTGATATGAGACCAAAGAGAATTCTGAGAAGGGTTCCAGAGGCGGCCACCTTCTCTTTTATTTCGCGAAGATCATCTTCATGGTTACATTTGTGGGGAGGCATTTCATATATCCTATCCGAAAAAATTCCCGGTGTTGTCAGTTGACGTTCTATGAGAATCCGCACGTTCGGTACCTTCAGAGTCGACATCTATGCGAGCCTGTACCAGATCTCGATTGTAGTCCGTCAGGAACTCCCGAGAGGCTGAAGGATTCGAATAGGGACGTCCTGGGGTCTTCAAGAGTCGTGCAAGAGCACCACCGACTAGGCCATCGATGTATCTCTCTACGTACTCACTCGGGAAATCAGTTCCGTCAGTCGCCGGCACGATAGAAAGTTTCACAACAATCCCATCAGTGATAGCTTCTCCCGGAATTGCTCCAGTGTTGAAGACGAGGTAACCGTCAGATTCTCGTAAGTAATATGCTTGGGGATGGATAGGAGCGCCATTATACGTGACGTATTGGATGCGGGAGACCTTTGGTGTCGTCCCGGCATCCACTTCGCCCGAGAGATCTAACTCATAAGCTGCTTGACTAGCCACTGAATCAAACGTCAGATCAGCAACCCAGACTTGTGTCCGACGGAAAAACCTACGGGCAGTCTCCTGAAGATGGATGATCGCGGCATTCGCTGGAATAGAATGCGACTGAAGTTGGACTCGAGAGATAAGGCTTGTCAATAGCATGAACTTAATCCTCTATTTGTTTTTCGGCAGCGCGTGTTTGTTCTTCTGCTTCTTGTTTGTGCTTCTTGGTGCCTTCACGTTTCATCTTGAGGTACTCGGTTTTCTTAGCTTCACGAATCTTACGATATGGACAACGAGAGATCTCGCCGACAGCTCGGCCTTTTTTGTACTTCTTGATAGTGGCATTGTCAGCGACAACAAGGAACCGTTCAGGAATAATCACGGTCGCGCCTTTTGTGACCTGAAGAGCTTCACCGTTAACTGCAAGGTAATGATAGTCTAACTCATTCTCATCACGTTTATCCAGGAAGTAAACTTCCCAGTATTTTTCAGCAGGTGCTTTCTTCTTCGGGGATGACTCTTTGACGTCAGTCTTCTTGCTGAGGTCCGGTGCATTCTTTTCTTCGGGCATTGGATGCTCCAATCTATTTAGGTTAAAAAAACTCCCCGGCCCGAATGGCCGAGGAGTCCGGGTTCAGTGAACTAGAGATAAGTTCCTGCTTCGAAGGCGACCAACTCACCACTGGAATTAATATTCCCAGTAGAGTTAATCTTGAAGCCTTCAGGGATGACAGCCTTATCAGCCGCACCGACGTAGTCAAACATCGGGCCGATGAACTGGACTTCACCAGAAGGAACTGCTTCACTCAAAGTAACTTCGTCTGCGGCTTCCCCGTTAGAGGTCATCGCAAGGATGGTTACTTCGTAGGTCTTCTTTGTACCTGTGTGGAAGATACGGATCTTGCTACCTTCACCAACATACGTGGTAGATGCTTCAACGTTGAAGCTACCAGTACGGTTGCCGGCAGTGTCAAGAGTCCACTCAGTTACAGGACTTCCACCACCAGCAACGTACATGTCACGCATGTCGCGTTTGCCAGCGATATCTTCTACTGGTACCAGGTACACAGTTGAAGCAGCGCCCATAACATCTCCACCACGATAAGGAGCAACACCGGCACCGAATGCGAGACGGGCGGGAGTTCCATTATCATTGGCAACACCTTCGATCTGTTCGAGAGAGCGCATTTCTGAGCTCCACACAACTTCGATGGGGTTGGAGGATTCGAGGTTCCACAGTTTGACGTAATCAGGTTTGAAACCGCACCCAACCACAAGGGCTGCGCCGGTACCGTTTAGAGTTCCACTAACTTTTTTCATTAGTTAAATCTCCCTTATGCTGGGTTGGCGGTTGCGGCGACTTCGTACCGAGCCATCCACGCGTCATTCAAGATAGCAGTTGCCTGCCAGCCTTTCCATGAAACGAAACCACGCTGACCAAGTTCGTCGCCCTGAGTAGGTGCGCCAGGATTCTTGACCATAGGTTTGATAGCATTAGCACCCTGAAGAGGCACGATTGCGTAAGCATCTTTTGCGAACACGAGGAGAGGATACACGTCAGCGTTACCAGTTCCTTCAGCGCCGGCTGTCAGGTAAGTGCTACCAGAAGCACCAGCTGCCTGCCACGGCTCGAAGAGGTCGGTCAGAACGAAACGAATACCTTCGATCTTACCAATTTCTCCGTCCATAACTTTCGTCATAGCCGAGTACTTTTCGATAGGAACGAATCCTGCCACGTTAGAGATATCGGAATCAAGGTCAGTATGACCGACAGCGAAGTAGGCTTTTGCGACAGGCTCTGTTGCAATCTTCGCGGTAGGAGCAATAACACTTGCGATTTCTTTAGCGCGGTTACGCTTAAGAGTACGTTTGATCTTACGGAGATCACCACGACTAACGGTACCGTCGACAGTCGCACGAGTAGTTCCACCAGAGTAGAAAACGTTAGTACCGGCTTTAAGAACATTGTAACGAACGAGTTCGATCGTTTCAACAATCTGTTCTGCCAGAACCTGATTCATTTCCTGCAAGACGGGATCTTCGTGGGTGTCTTCGATAACATCAGTCAGAGGAACAAAGTCCCCGTACTGTTGCAGTACGACCTGGATATCAGTATAACTGATCTTGCTACCAGCGGGAGTAACACCTTCCACGAGGGGAGTTGTTGCTGGAGTAAGGGATTCGTAACGACGCCACTTACGAGTCTTGGTCTTGTTCTTGCCTTGTGGGTCAAAGTAACCGAAACGTTCAAGGATAGCCATTGGCTGACCTCGATCGAGCAGATCCTTCGTTGCGTACCCGGCGGTCCGAGGAGAGATATCTCCATAGGTATTCAGGTTAGTAGGCATTATTGCCTCCTGTGCTTTGTTGCGATCGAAGCTCGTCGGCTACTCATGATCACGGGGTTATAGTTTATTTATACGAATCTTTTTCTTACACTCTCTCCGAGTGCATTGAACTTCGATCTCAGTACCCTGTCCAAGAGTACCTTTGAAGAACAGCCGATTGCAGTAAGGACATCGGGTTTCCCCGTTGCCCACTGCCAGAACCGACCCCTCAAATTGAGGTAGCTCTTCCATCGTGGAGTTCTTCTCCCAGTACTTATGAATTGAATCCTGCATCGAAACTGTCCATGTTGTCGCCAGTCTTCTTAGATGAAGTGGTCTTAACTACCTTTTTCATGGAAGCGTCAACCTTGGCTTTCTTTTTAGAGGCTTTCTCATCTACCGACTTGGCAGCGTCACGAACCTCATATTCTTTATATGCTTTCAATACTGCGACTGCATCTTCCGGATCTCCGGACTTCGCCAGCGTATTGATGCCTACGGACTGGCTGTCAAGCCAACCACCAAATTTCTCAGTCTCAGAAATTGCCCGTGCTCCGGGAACTTCTTTCTCGATCGCGTCGAAGTAACGTCTCTCTGCCATCTCAGCTTGCAGCTCTTCGATCATCTTCCGATCACCGGCGTACTTCTCAAACTGTTCTCTGATCGCGTCTTGTCCCAGGTAGTCTTCCGGAGTCGTGACTTTCACAGTCTGCCGGCCAGCTAACTCTCTCGCAATCATTGCTGAGATCTCGCCGATCTCCGGATATGACTCAAGGGTTTCTCTCAACCGGGTCTTCCGGTCGTCAGCGATCTTCGAGTTGTCGATTAAGTCTGTGACGAATTTTCCTGGGTCTGAATCAACATCTGTAAAATCGATTTCTGCGGGGGCTTCGTCGACTTCTTCTTTTTCTTCGGACTCACCTTCTTCGCCATCTTTCTTCTCCGGATCATCTTTCTTTAAGAACTTCTCGCTCGCCTGCTTCTCAGCTTGCTCGAGGGCGGACAACTCTTCCTCGTCTTCCTCTTCTTCGTCTTCCTCTTCTTCCTCTTCTTCCTCTTCTTCAGGAGAGTCTTTTTCTTCTTCCTCGTCCTCTTCTTCAGGAGAGTCTTTTTCTTTTTCTTCTCCCTCTTCAATCTCCTCAACTTCTTCGATGTCCTCAAAGGCTGAGTTAAAATCTTCTTGCGGGGCGATTACTTCTTCAGTATCAACGATGTTCTGTGCTTCTTCTTCAGCAGACATTCTTTGTACTCCTTGGTTCTCTTTAGTTTACATAACTATACAATGGTTGACCTCATTTGTCAACCTCTCTCAATACAAATTTCCTTTGCCCGTGCCGGTAAGTCTGCGACTCCCTGGAACAGGCGGATCTCGACCGTCAAATCTCGTAACTCATCAGGGGTCAGATGTGGATTCCGAATCATAAGACTCGTCTGCTCTTCGACGTGTGCGTCAATCAACTTCTTCAGTTTCTGGAACCCAGGCTCCAAGGAGAGACCCGAGAGCTCTTGAAGAGCCCCGGGTTTCACACTTGAAAGGAGAGGAGATTTAATGAGCGTGGTTGACACTAGGCAGGATTACCCATGAAAGACCATGTGAGATACACAGTACCAGCAGCGTCACCGGTCAGGTCAGTACCTGCGGTATCTGCCCAGGTAGCGGCCAGGTTCAGGAATACAGCATTGGCGGCGTCCGCAAGATACAAGCCGCTTGCTTTACCAATATCAGACATGGTGCCATCACACGCACTTGGAGTGACGGGGCCGAGAATGTTCTCACAGGCAGCATTGACAGCTCCGAGAGTCGCATTCGCGCCCGAGCCGATCAGCGTACCGAGTCCGAGTTCAGCAGACGCCTGAGTAGAATCCTCAGCCATCGTGACCCCGATCTCGAGAGACGCGGCATGGACGACGATAATTCCGGTGGGGAAGGTGTACAGCTTTGCACCGGAAGCAAGTGCGGCATCATCGTCAGCAGTGAAGCAATCTGCTAATGCGACAGTCAGTTTAGTGGTGTGGAGCATTCCGTCGCCATACTCGACAGCCGTAACTCCTGCCTCAGCAACACCAGCATTGGCTGTGTTGATTGGAGCGAGGGACTGAGTGACCTGGCCGGACTGCGTTACTGCGCCGGACTGCGTTACTGCGCCGGACTGCGTTACTGCGCCGGACTGGACGAGATCGCCAGACTGTGTTACGGGACCTTCCTGTACAACTTCGGCCTTGAATACTTTTTTGGTTGTGATGATTTCAGACATTTGATATGCCTCCTATTGTGTTTGTTCTTGTTTATTAGTTAGTTCGTCGATCGTCTTGAGCTGATCCATCTTAGTGTCTTCAGCCATCTTCTGGGTTCTGGAGAGGCTTTCAGCCGCCAGAGCTTTGTCTCTGGACGTTGTGGCTTCTTTAGCTTCCTTGTCCAACTGGGCGTCTTCCATAGCCGCCTGCATCTCAACAGCCTCTTGTTGCTTCTGTTGCGCGATCTCGTCTTCGGAGTAAGTTACTTGCTCAGGATCGAGATCCAACATACGTGCGAATTCACGGAAGAGACTTTCAAGTTTCAATTTCTCAAACAGTTCAGGATGGGACAGTGCGATCTCAAAGAACTGACGGAGACCGTTCAACCGTGTGACTTTATCCTGGAACGAGGAGAAGCCGAGAGCTTGCACTTCGTAGTCACCCTTACCTACGGTCACTTCAGGGTCAAGCATGTTGTAGTGATAGATGTACTGGATCATCTGTTCGATAAACCCGTCATCGTAATTACGTACCACTTGACCGAAATACTTACCACTCTTCTCGAGACGTTGGGACATTGAGAAGGCAGTCTCTTCACGAGACGCTTCAATACCTTGCTGGACTCGTGGGATATTAGAATCCTCTTCGAGCATCTGACCGATCACGCCAAAGACTTGAATGAGTCCCGGACTGACATCTTGGATCTGGAAATTCTGAAGTGCTTGACGGACGTCCGGACATTCAGGACTGAGTCGGATCTTCTTACCAGGAGTGATCTCGTCAATCTTCTCCATCAAGTGCTCTTCTTTCACACCGAGGAGGGCATTACCAGACAGGACTTGATTGTCGATGAGGGCTCGGAAAGTACTGTTCAACAAGTGTTGAGTGTTCATACAGTTGTCGGCAACACCCGTAGACTTGACCGCATCTTCCGTATCATCTTCCCAAGGTGTCCAGAAAATAGGACGGCCGAGAGCTTCATCAACAGCAGAGACGCGAACGATCTCATTGCCTGTGCCGGCTAACAGTAGATGAGCTTCAATCTCATCTTCCCCGTCTTCCGGAAAATCAAAGCTGTCAAGCATGGTGGGTAGATGGTGGGTCAGGAAACTTTTAAGCTCACCGGACTTCACTCGACCATAGAAGTCAAGGGTGCGGAGATTGTGGAGGGTGGTGTTGATACTGTCATACTTAGGACTGGTCGTGGTGGAAGAGTCGATCGAATCCGTGTCGGACGACTCAAGAACTTTCTTCAGGTTCTTAGGGATCACACCTTCGTCATTGATACGCAAGAGCTTCTTAAGCTCTGCCTTACGAGTGAAGGACCGATGGAAGAAACCGAGATTCGTGCGTGGGTTCTTGTCTTCGAGATCCGTGAAGCAGTCCCAGATACTGAGATGCTCCCACTTCGGATAAGTCATAATATCTTTTTGAAGTTCGAACCGGAGGGCATCAGGCGCCTCCGCAAGTACGGTATCTTGAATCTGTCGGAAGTACGTCTTGGTATGTTCATCGAGAATAAGCCTCGCGTAAGCATCACCATAAAGAGCTCCGGAGAGAATACCTTTCCGTAACTGGAGATCAGCACCGGCCCAACCGAGTTGTGTGTCGATGAGGGCGGTCATCTTCTCTTTGTTATCTTCATAGAAGTCTTCAGGGAAGTCAGCTTCTTCGAGAGCTTCCTTAGCTATCGCTGACGTTTCCAGGAAGTAATTAATACGTCCCCCCTGCAACATTGTGTCAGTAAGGATCGCGGCCGCTGCCACAATCTTCTGACGTGTGGTCCCAAGGAAAGCATCACTTCGCCAGTTCTCCCCTTCACCTTTCTTCCCGCTCTTGGAGCTGTCGACAATACGGTTGAATACGTTATACGCATCACGCCACATTTCTTCTATACTCTGCTGACGGTTATTTGAAAAAGAATGAAACAGGCTATTTACAGAGTCCTGCAATTTACTCATCGTATACTCCGGAGGTTATCGATTACTTTTTCTATAACATACTGCGAATTGACGAACTTGTCAAGAGCGTTTATTAAAACTGTTGCAGAAAATAAAGCAGGGTACTCCCCATCTTTATCCGCGTCATACTCTCGAAGCTCTCGATCTAACCGAGACTCCGGGACTCTCAGCCGACTGAGGGCATTGTATTCGTGAACCGTCTGCATAGCCGTCGGAGTGTTAATCCACGGGAACGAAACGTAGTAGGGTCGCGGGTTCGTCTTGAAACATTTTCTTGAAGACGACAGGAATTTCTCTGAGGTCGTCTGAATATCTTGATAATAAAAAGTGGTGTGGTAGAACAGTTCAAAGCAGGACTCTAACCACGTCTTGAGGGGGCGCGGAGCATCGATCGGATAGTCCTCTGACGGTTCCATAATGATAAACTTCCGTTCACTGAAGAACCATATCGTCCTCGTCTCAAGGTGAAGACCGGCTAAGTGAGCAATCCCCACCAACCCTTCCGTATCAATATACGTCGGCCAACTCACTCCACCACCGAGAATCCAGTATCCGTCAGGGAAACCGTAAAGGTTCTCCGCTGACCCGGGTTTGGCAAACGTGAGGTCTAACATCCTGGGATGATCTTCTACTCGAAGACGATCTGTGGGAATGGTCGGGAAGAACTCCCGCTCTCCCGTATGAATATGTTCAATCTTAGGAAATCGGGATTTCGGGCGTTTCATTATCTAACCTACTGAAGAACTCGTCGAAGTCTTCTTCTAATGATTTAGGGATTGGCGTTGTATCAGGATCAAGGTTGTCGTCATATCTGACGGGTTTCATCTTATGTGCGCCGGCAGAAAAACCAGCCCCGCCGAGGTAGCCGCTTTGTAACATTTTTAACGCCTGGGCGTACGCCATTGCATAGCATCCGGCCATCGCGTCCACAAAATCATCGTGCTTACCTGACGGGAACTGGGCGAGCTCTGTCATCATATCCGTATTCCACCACCCGCGAACAAAGTATACCCAACCGGCGTCCATAGGAGGAACAACCTCCGACGCTCTGGTAACTTTGTCACGGCGGACATTCACGGGATGAACGGTACTGATACCTCTGAGCAGCGCCTTGATTATAGAAACTGAATCTTTATATCCGGCAACGGATTCCACTCCCTGCCATACTTTGGCCCCATCATCGATCGCCGCATCTACTATCTTAGCATTACGGACCACCGCTTCTTGTTTACAGGAACGGACATCGGTGACAAAGAAATGGGGGCGGAGTTTCGTTGCATCGTTTGCATCTGACGGTTTGGCGTTAGGGAACCATACGAACCCTTTACAGCCGACCGTTGCATCTGGATCGTCTTTGACAAGTTCTTTCTCCGTAGAAGCTAAATCCCAAAACCGGACGGGAAGACACACTTCGAGTAGCGCCGGCGGGATTGAATCAACAATACGGATCTTGTCAACAGGAAGGAGGTTACCGCCTTTAGCGATCGGATCACCTTGCATCAGTGCGGCGCTCGGGTAAGCACCGAGAGAAGCGAACTGTCTTTCATACCACTGATTGGGGAACCGTTC